CTGAACTATTACTTAATAATGGATACAATGTTGTAGGACTATATAGAAGAAGTAGTAACTCTAATTTTCAAAGAATTAAACATTTACTTGGTAATAAAAGATTAATCTTAGAAGAATTTGATGTTACTGATCCTGCAGATTGTGTTGATATTATAACCAAACATAGACCTCATCATTTTTATAATTTGGCAGCACAAAGTCATGTGGCCACGAGTTTCAAACAGCCAACCACAACATTTGAAATTAATACTATTGGAGTAATAAATATATTAGAAAATATCAGAAAGTTTTCATCAACAACTCGATTTTATCAAGCTAGTACTAGTGAAATGTTCGGATCTAATTATATTTTAGATGAGCATGGCGAAAAATACCAAAATGAAACCACTGCTTTTTTACCTCAGAGTCCTTATGCTGTTTCTAAACTGTCTAGCCATAGAATGATACAGATCTATAGGGAAGCATATGGGTTATACGCTACCAGTGGCATATTATTTAATCACGAAAGCCCACGACGTGGTGAAAACTTTGTTACTAGAAAAATTACTAAGTATATCGGTCATTTGGTTAATAAAAAAACAACCGAAAGATTAAAATTAGGAAACATTAAAGTTTTAAGAGATTGGGGTCATGCTAAGGATTATGTGCTTGCTATGAGGTTAATGTTATCTCATGGTAATCCTGATGATTTTGTTATTAGCACAGGATACTCTCATACCGTTGAATCTTTTCTTGAATATGCTTTTAAGTGTGTCAATTTGAATTATTTAAACCATATAGAAATTGATCATAATCTTTACAGACCAATGGAAGTTGAGTTTTGCAGAGGAGACTCGACAAAAGCTAAAAATATTCTAGGATGGCAACCAAAAATATCATTTGAACAATTGGTAGAAGATATGGTTTTTTCAGACATAGAGAGTACTAGGTATGAATAGAGACTTTAATGATCCTAGTTACAAACGATGGAGACAGGACGTATATAAAAGAGATAATTTTAAGTGTCAATGGCCAAATTGTAATATGAAAAGAAAACTTAATGCTCATCATATAAAAACATGGGCACACAATATTGGTTTAAGATTTAATACAGATAATGGTATTACTTTGTGCTCATATCATCATAAATTGATCAAAGGATTAGAACACCTATATGAAGCAATATTCCTAAAAATAGTAGCGAGTAAAAAATATGGTAAATCATAATGACTTTGTGATAATTGTGGACACCAGAGAGCAGCAACCATGGGAGTTTCCACATCATGCTACTGCTAATAGAAAACTTGATACTGGCGACTACAGCGTAGAAGGATTAGAAGATATAGTTTGCATAGAAAGAAAAAAAAGCGCTAGTGAATTTGCTAATAATATTGTAGAAAGTAGATTTGCAGATGTTATATCTCGTCTTAGTAATATTAAATATTCTTTTCTTCTAATGGAATTTGATTTAGAAGACCTATTAATTTACCCTATAGGAAGTACAGTTCCTAAAAAAATGTGGGATAAAATAAAAATAACTCCAGCATTTTTGATTAAAAATATTTTAGAGTTGCAGATTAATCATAATATTATAGTATATTTTTGTGGAGACTCGTCTAATGCTCAAAAAATGGCAGAGTACATACTTAAAAAAATCTATTATATAGAGGAAGTAGTTAAAAAAAAGGAGAAAAAAAATGAAACTTAATAAAGAAATTGTGATTCAACAGCCACCATATACAGCTTCTAATGGAACCATAGTCAAGCCAGAACCAATGACATATACAGAATTAGATGTTACATATATTATTAGACCAATAAATAATACTATATATGCACAGATCGCTGGTATACCTAGTCCAATTATGCTTTTACAAGAAGATAATATTGGAGTTTTGAATTTAACAATCGAAAACTTAGAAGCTATATTATTGAATAAGTTAGGAGAAGACCCTCAGAGTTTCTTACAGTCTTTATTTCCAAAAACACTAGAATCTGATCCTGATGGACCAGGAAGTATCTTATCTGGAATGATAGCTTCTATGGGTATTAAGACTACTCCGACCTGTAGCTGTAAGAGACATGCTATAGAAATGAATGAGAAAGGTAGTGATTGGTGTGAGCAAAATATGCCTACTATTCTGAAATGGCTAAAAGAAGAAAGTGCTAAACGCAATCTTCCTTTTGTCGAGACTGTAGCAAAAATTATGGTATCTAGAGCGATTAAAACATCACGCAGACTAAAAGCAAAAAATGCCAAATAGTCAAAGTATAATTACTAATTTTGACGATGCCTGGTTAGGCTTAGGAGATTTATCTTCTCTAAGTATCATAGATAATCCTATGATACATAGAAAAGAACAGGACATAGAAAATCCTGATCTTCATTTGATAAAACTCTTAAGAAATCCTAAATATATTGGAACTACTTGTAAACTACTTTTTAATATAGAACTTCATCCTATACAAATAGCAATTATTCAGGAATTTTGGATCAGATCTTTTCCTATGTATGTTGCTAGTCGTGGTTGGGGTAAAAGCTTTTTATTAGCATTATATTCAGTGTTACGATGTGCATTTTTTCCAGGAACTAAAATAGTAGTTGTTGGAGCAGCATTTAGACAGAGCAAGATTATATTTGAATATATGGAAACAATTTGGAGAAATAGTCCTATCTTGCGTAGTATTTTTAGTGGTAATGATGATGGCCCACGAAGAGATGTTGATAGATGTACAATGAGATTAGGGGATAGTTGGACAATAGCAATTCCTATGGGTGATGGTAGTAAGATTAGAGGTTTAAGAGCACATATTATTATTGCTGACGAGTTTGCGTCTATCTCTCCTGATATATACGAAACTGTTGTATCGGGATTCGCAGCAGTTAGTGCTAGTCCAATACAGAATGTTAAAGAACAAGCTCGTAAACAAGCTATGATCCAGGCAGGAATATGGAATGATGATCTTGAAGAACTAAATGTCAAAATGGGTAATCAGGCTATTATTAGTGGTACTGCTGATTATGATTTTAAACATTTTTCTAGTTATTGGAAAAGATACAAAGCTATCATAGAAAGCAAGGGAGATCAGCAAAAACTAACTGACATTTTTAAAGGAGAAGTACCTAGTAATTTTAATTGGAAAGACTATAGTATTATTCGCATACCATATGAATTAATTCCTAAAGGATTCATGGATGATAAACAGGTGAGTAGAGCAAAAGCTACCATCCATACTGGCATATATAATATGGAATATGCAGCATGTTTTGTTAAAGATAGCGAAGGATTTTTCCGTCGCAGTTTAATAGAAAGTTGTGTTGTATCTAATACTAATATTATGATAGATAATAAACCATTAATATTTGATGCAACTATCCATGGAGATCCAAAAAAACAATATATTTATGGAATCGATCCCGCAAGCGAGCAAGATAATTTTAGCATAGTAATATTAGAAGTAAATCCAAATCATAATAAAATTGTATACTGTTGGACAACCAATAGAAGTAATTTTAAGGAAAGACTTAAGAAAGGATTAGCTCAGGATTATGATTTCTATGGATTCTGTGCTAGGAAAATTAGAAATTTAATGAAAACTTTTCATCCTATCAAAATTGGAATGGATGCTCAAGGAGGAGGTGTTGCTATAGAGGAATCATTACACGACCCAGGAAAGATAGAACCTGGAGAACAATTAATATGGCCAATAATTGATCCAGACAAAGCCAAAGATACTGACAATCAGGCTGGTTTACATGTGCTAGAACTAGTTCAATTTGCGAAAGCAGAATGGACCAGCCAAGCAAATCATGGATTAAGAAAAGATTTTGAAGATAAAGTTTTATTATTCCCTGCTTTTGATAATTTGACACTAGGGTTAGCTATGGAAACAGAAGGAAAAGACATCTTTACGGATGATCTTAGTCCATTATATGATAGCTTAAGTGAATGTATATTAGAAATAGAAGATCTTAAAAATGAATTAACAACAATTGTTATGACTCAAACTAGCACAGGACCAAATGCTAGAGATCGATGGGATACTCCGGAAACAAAATTACCAGGAGGCAAAAAGGGTCGAATGAGAAAAGACCGCTATAGTTCATTATTAATAGCTAATATGCTAGCAAGACAAATACATAGATCATTAAAACCTATAGACTATGACATTATTGGAGCAAATGCTAGAGACTCATATAAGGCAGACGGCAACATGTATAAGGGGCCAGATTGGTTTACGGGAGGAGCTAATGATGATATATATACTGGAATTTATAGATAAAGTGTATAATATATAATATAATCAAATTACAATTCTATTAAGATATAATTAAAAATATGGCTAAAAGAAAAACAAAAGACGATATTATTCAAAACTCACCAATTATTCCTCAAGAAGCTTATATTACTTGGGGAGATGATCTAGAAAGTAAAAAAGAAGCTCTTAAAAATTCAGGAGCATCATTAGATGAATTTACTCTTATAGATAAATCTACAGCATCATTTGGTAGATATCGTATGGATTTTTCTAATCTTGATGGACCAACTGGTGGTCGCCCAGGATTAACAAAACAAGATTACTATAATTTCAGACCAGAGGAAGCTCCTCCTGTAAGAATCAAATTAATACTTAAAAAAGCTGAAGAAATTTATCAGAGAGTTGGTTTAGTAAAAAATGTTATTGATCTTATGGGTGATTTTGCTAGTCAAGGAATACGACTAGTTCATAGAAATAAAAGAATAGAAAGATTTTATAGAAGATGGTTCAAGAAAATTAATGGTAAAGATAGAAGTGAAAGATTTTTAAATAATCTATACAAGAGTGGTAATATTGTTATAGATAGAAGAACTGCAAAGATTAGTTTAAAGATCACAGATAAATTATATAAGAGTTTAGGATCCCCAGATATGATCCTATCTGATACTGATGAAATCAATATAGAGAAAAGAGAGATACCATGGAAATATACTTTTATAGATCCTGTATTTGTTGACGTTACTGCTGGAGCGCTATCTTCATTTGTTACAAACAAAACTTATGAACTACAGGTTCCTCCTTCCTTAAGAAAAATTATTAATAATCCAAAAACAGAAGCAGAAAAAATGGTTGTAGCCAATCTTCCTCAACAGATTATTGAAGCGGCCAAAATCAAAAAAGGATATCCTCTTGATCCTGAGAAGACTTCAGTTTTTCATTATAAAAAAGATGATTGGCAGAGTTGGGCTTATCCAATGATATATGCTATTATGGATGATATTGCCGTTATCGAAAAATTAAAATTAGCAGATATGGCGGCATTAGACGGAGCTATTAGTAATATCAGAATATTTAAACTTGGAAATTTAGAGCATAAAATTGCACCAACTAAAGCAGCAACATCTAAGCTAGCTAGTATTTTAGGAAATAATGTTGGTGGTGGAACAATGGATTTAATTTGGGGTCCAGATATTGAACTTATAGAAAGTAATACAAATGTACATAATTTTCTAGGAGAAGGAAAATATATTCCACACTTAAATAGTGTTTATGCTGGTCTTGGTATTCCTCCTACTTTAACAGGAACTTTCGGCGCAGCTGGTACAACAAATAATTTCATTAGTCTTAAGACGCTCACTCAAAGACTTCAATACGGAAGAGATGTTTTAATAGAATTTTGGGAACAAGAAATTGCTTTAGTTCAAAAAGCTATGGGTTTTAAATATCCAGCACGAATAGAGTTTGATAGGATGGATCTTAGTAATGAAGATACAGAAAAAGCATTATTAGTACAACTAGCAGATAGAAATCTCATTAGTGATGAACTATTACAAACAAGATTTGGTTTTGATCCGGACATTGAAAAGACCAGACTAAACAGAGAAAGCAGAGAAAGAGATAGTAATCGTATGGTTCAAAAATCTGGTCCATGGTTTGATCCTGAATTTGAAAAATCATTGAAAAAAATAGCCTTACAAACAGGAATAGTAACTCCGAGTCAGATAGGACTAGAATTAGATAAAAAGAAAAATGGAGAAAAAAATGCGATAGAACTCAAAACGCCTGCAATTCCTGGTATGCCTTCAAAGCCAACTAAGTTGGCAAACGATTCGCCAGAATCGTTATCTGGACAGCCCCAACAAGGTCGCCCCAAAAATTCCAAAGACCAGACCACCAGAAAAACAAAAACGTTTTCGCCCCAGACAGGAGCCTCAATTATGTTGTGGGCGATCAAAGCACAGGACGAAATTAGTCAAACAATAAATCCAATACTATTAGAATTTTATGGTAAAAAAGATCTAAGAAGCCTATCTGCTGAAGAGAGTAAAGAGATAGAAAAATTTAAAACAAAACTGTTTTTATCTATGAAACCTAATGCGTCCATTACTAAAGATAATTTTAACGAATATATTAGTAGTATGGATTTAGCAGATAATGCTCACTTATACCATAATTATCAAAGTTGGATTAAACAAGTAGCAGCAGAACAATCAGAACCCTTATCAAGCGACCAACAAAAACAGGCCAAAATATCTTATTATTGTATGGTGTACAGTAATATTACTTAAGGAGTTAATTCATGTATATATTTCAGCAAGAATACGATGACGGCCTAGAAAACCAAATTAAATCTTCTGCATCAATATCTTATGCTGCTTTAGCTCAACCATGTTCAGATAATAACATAACCAATACTATGAAGCATATTAAGAGTATTGCTTCTTTAGATGATCAAGATCTTTATTATGTTCAATCTATTTTAGTAACTTCTAGTTGGAATAAAAATGACGATATTTTTGATAAAACAGAAATATGGTTGGCCAAAAATACCCCAGAAGATAAGCCGACAAATCTTGAACATGATGAGAATACTATTATTGGTCATATAGTATCAAATTATCCAATAACAGAGGATGGAATTCTTATAGATGAAAATACTCCTCTAGAAAATTTACCAGACAAATACCATATTCTCACAGGATCAGTTATTTACAAAGCTTTTTCTAGTCCAGAACTTAGAGAAAGATCAGAAAAACTAATAGCTGAAATAGAAAATGGCCAAAAATATGTTAGTATGGAATGTTTATTTAAGGGATTTGATTATGGATTATTAAACAAGGCTAATAATGAATATAAAATATTAGCTA